TGAAGATAGAAACATCAACTTGAGAATGGCCAACTCGGCGTTTCCGCAATTTACAAAAACTTATACATATTTTGATTCATTAGGTCAAAGTACTGTATACACCAGAAACTATAACAAACAAGGTTATATTTCATATGGTGATGGTTCCGCAAAAGCAAACGCAACATTCTTGAATGGCTTGGTCATTGGTGATGGTCAGTATTTGACCTCACAAGGACAACCAAGTTCATTCGACATTATGCAAGATGATAGGTACAATAACTTTACCTATTTGATTACAGTTGACAAAGAGATTTCAAAATACAGAGAAGTTCTTTTAGGTTTATTGCATCCAGTTGGAACAAATGTATTAGGTCGATATGGTTTAAAATCAAATAACAATATAAATTCACATGTTTTTGAAGCAATGTATTTGGGTAAACCATGGTCTTATTATATTGATATGAATGTGGAAAATGTGGTAACAATTGTAACAGATTTTACCAATAAAAGTAACAACATAATTAAAATCAATCAAACAAATGGTGCAAACTTAGAACAAATATTTACTCCAAATACACACATTCTTATTGAGACCAAAAATGGACCAAATGTATATTCAGAAATTGTTTCGGTTAGCAATGCAACAAGCACAGTTACACTTGCAAGTAATGTTTGGTTGACCTATGCAAACGTTGCCTTGGTAACAGGTAACTCTGGTTCAAACGTACTAAATATTACATCTCTAACAGGTCTATATGATTTGATGAACAATGGAAACTATAGTGATCCAGTGTATCCAATAAGAGATATTGTTTATCGTGGTGACGTTGTTCTTGTTGATAATAATTCAAGTAAGATAGTTAATACAGTTGATTATATAAACAAAAAAATATATTTGTCAACTAATTTAACCTCAACAACAAATTCTTATATGGCTGTGAAAAGAACCTTCATTGCAAACAGTACTATATCATCAAGTCAAATTGAATTATACGGTTCAGCTGGAGTACCATATATACCAGAACTCGCCACAGAAGATGGTGATACATTAATAACAGAAGATGGAAAAACAATCCTATTGGGGTAAACAATGTCAACAGTAAAAATTTCGCAATTAACACAGGGTAGTATAACAACCAACAAAGCCAATACAATTTTTGTTGGTGTGAACTTGGAAGCAGACAGCACCAATTCATATACATTAGAACAAATTTCTCAATTGTCTGATGCATCAACACAGGCGGCTTTCTTACAGGCAAATACACCATCAAGCGTTGCTAATTCTGCTGGCAATTTTGCCAACGGTGCATTTCTTGCAGCCAATTCTGGTGCATTATTTGCCAATGCATCATTCATTACAGCCAATGCTTCTTATGTTGCACAGAATACTACCGCATCGTTCGCTAACGGTGCCTTTGTAACTGCTAATGCCTCTTATACATCTCAAAATACCACAGCAACCTTTGCAAATGCGGCCTTCACAAGAGCCAACTCTGGTTATGCACAGGCTAATAGTGCTGCATCGTTTGCAAACGGGGCTTTTGTTACATCAAATGCTTCTTATGATAAGGCAAACTCAAATTCATTATTTGCTAATGCGGCTTTTATAACAGCCAATTCGGCAGCATCATTCGCTAATGGTGCATTTGTATCGGCTAATTCTGGTGCAACATTTGCCAATGCGGCATTTGTATCGGCTAATGCATCGTATGATTCACAAAATACTACAGCATCATTTGCTAACGGTGCCTTCATAACAGCCAATGCAGTTGCTAGTTTTGCTAACGGTGCCTTCATAACAGCCAATGCATCTTACGAATCACAGAATACAACTGCATCATTTGCTAATGGTTCTTTTGTTAGAGCTAACTCATCTTATACAGCACAAAATACAACTGCATCATTTGCTAATGGTGCTTTTGTAACTGCTAATAGTGGTGCATCATTCGCAAATGCAGCATTTGTTACAGCCAACTCATCCTATACTGCACAAAATACAACTGCATCATTTGCCAATGCAGCATTTGTAACAGCCAATGCATCTTACGAATCACAAAATACAACTGCATCATTCGCTAACGGTGCATTTGTAACAGCCAATGCAGCTGCTAGTTTTGCTAATGGTTCTTTTGTAACAGCCAATGCAGCTGCTAGTTTTGCTAATGGTTCTTTTGTAACAGCCAATGCATCTTACGAATCACAAAATACAACTGCATCATTTGCTAATGGTGCTTTCATAACAGCCAATTCTGGTGCATCATTCGCTAATGGTGCCTTCACCAAAGCAAACAACGCATTAGCAAATGCAACTGGCACACTTGCTGGTAGCCTGATTACCACCGGATCAATTGAACCAAAAAATGGTTTCGTTTATACACCGACAGTTTCAGCTGGTGTTCAGACTGCAATCACAATTGATATGACAACACAATCATTGGTTCGTGCTCAGACTGCTGCTGGATTGGTAGTTACACTATCCAATTTATTAACAGGTAAAGAAGTTGTTGCATGGATTACAAATACTGCTGCAACAAGTCAAGTGTTTACACACGGAGTTTCTGCATTAAATTCAACAATTAATGCAACAACATATACAATACCGGCAACAACAACCATTTTGGCAAGATACATGAGTATTGACGGAACGACACAAAATACTTTTGTAGCTATTACAAAGGCATAATAAATAAATCATGGCAAATAAAAACATACTCACAAGCGCATCAAAAGTTTCTCAAATAGACCTTTTGTATTATGCACCAGTTGCAGTAGTACCACCTGCAATTACAATACCAATTCATTCTTACTATTGTTTCTTGGCCAAGCCAACTCCATGGGCAGACAATAATAATCCTGTTACACCAACAGGTGACTTGAAGTCAATGAAACAAATTCAAAAGAATATCTTTGTTGCAAAACAAATTAAGACAAGTGATATTTCACCAGTCATTCAGCGAGTGAACTGGACTACAGGCACAGTGTATGATTATTTCCGTGACGATGTTGATATGTTGGTTAAAGATGCAAACGGTTTTATAACTAAAACATTCTACGTCAAAAACAAATACGACCAGGTCTTCAAGTGTTTGTGGAACAACAACGCTGGTGCATCAACAAGAGAACCATACTTTGAACCTGGTACATACTCAGCTAACAGAATCTTCCAAGGTGACGATGGTTACAAATGGAAATTTATGTACACCATCGACACTGGTCTAAAACTAAAATTCATGGACAAAGAATGGATGCCTGTGCAGGTGGGTTCAAACACTCCTAATCCATTAGTTACCAGTGCAGGTGCGGGCAGTATAGATGTTATCAACGTCATAAATGGTGGGTCAGGATACGACACGGCCAATGCAGTTGTGTATGTTACTATCACAGGTGACGGCACAGGTGCGAGCGCATCAGCAAACGTGGAATCATTAGTGGATGGTGGTTCAGTTAGAGATATTATTGTGGTAAATCCAGGTAGCAACTACACCTATGCCAATATTGCGGTGACTTCCACAATAGGTAGTAACGCCAACGTTACATGGGCAACATCACCAATTGGTGGCCACGGTTTTGATCCTATTTCCGAATTAGGTTGCGAACATGTTATGTTGACCGCTGAGTTTGATGGTGATGAAAATGGTTTCGTGCCAACAGATATTGACTATCACCAAGTAGGCATCATAGTAAATCCAACCACAAAACAATTCAATCCAAACCCAGCTAATGGTATTATCTATAGCACAACAACAAATATTGTTGTGGCTCCAGGTTCAGATGCAGGTTATACACCAGATGAATTCGTATATCAAGGTACGTTGGCCAATCCAACATTTTATGCAAACGTTTTGAGTTTTGATGGTGGTTCCAATCTAATTAAGCTGATAAATACTACAGGAACTCCAGCAAATAACAGTCCAATATTTGGCCAAGATTCAAAGACAACAAGAACACTATTGTCATATAGTACTCCAAATTTTGCAGTTCATTCTGGTTATATGATTTATGTACAGAATAGATCCGGTGTTCAAAGAAGTACTGATGGCATAGAACAATTCAGATTCGTATTAGGTTTCTAAGGGAAAAAAATGGCTTTAAATTTTAACGTTGATCCATACTATGACGATTTCGATGGAACAAAAAACTTCCATCGTATATTGTTTAAACCTGGTGTTGCTGTACAAGCAAGAGAATTAACACAAGCGCAAACTATATTACAAAATCAAATCACCAGTTTTGCGGACAACATTTTCAAACAAAATTCTCCCGTTACAGGTGGACAGGTTACGACCAATTTTGATGTAAAGTATATTAAGATTCAAGATTCATTTGAAGGTATCAATATTGATATCGAACAATTTGAGAATAAATTAATTAGAAATGCTGATGGAACTGTTGTTGCTAGAGTTATAACAACTGCGGTAGCAACAGGCACAGCAGGTGAAGGTGATGCGGCAACGTTGATTGTTTCATACAAAACCGGAACACAATTTACCGACAACGATATCATTTATGATTCAGATTCAAATCTAGCCTGTCAGGCTATGCCAAGTGAATCAGTAGGTCCATCATCAATTGCATCCATTTCACAAGGCGTTTTCTATGTACTAGGTAACTTTGTTCAAGTAACTCCACAAACAGTTATCTTGGACAAGTATGGTAATACACCATCAAGACGGGTTGGTTTGGAAATAACCGAAACAATATTCGATTACGCAAACGATAATTCATTGTTGGATCCAGCAGTTGGTGCATCCAACTATCAAGCACCAGGTGCAGACCGTTATGTAATCAGTTTACAGATATCATCAAGACCGTTATTTTTTGGTGACGATTCTTTGTTTATTGAATTGGTGAGAATTGAGGATGGTAGTGTATACAGAATGGTTGATGGTTCAGTCTATGCAACCATTGATGATTACTTTGCCAAACGTGATTATGAAACCAACGGTGACTACATCATACAAGATTTCAAGTTAACGCCAAAAAGTTATGCAGATGATGAAGACAAATATACCATGAACATTGGTAAAGGTCTGGCTTATGTACACGGATATCGTGTGGAAAATCCATCACCAATCAATATCATTTCTAATCGTGCTAGAACAACAGCATCTCAAAATAACGAACCATCTTTTATAGATTATGGTAGTTATTTTTTGGTTAGTAATGTTAGTGGCATAGGTACATCCACATTTCCCGTAACAACAGCCAACACAGTAGATTTTCATTGTGTTTCGAATACAAATATCAATACCGCAAACACATCAACTTATAATTCCACATTAGTTGCAACAGCATATATTCGTGGACTACAATTTGATAGCAGTCCATCAAATGGTGATGCATCAACTTATGTTTTCAAAGCACACATTTATGACATTGAAAACAAATCTATTTCAGCAAATGTCATTTCAGCAAATGCAACATCAATAGTATTGGCTAGCATTAATGGTATAACATCATCGGTAGATGGTGCGTATGAAGGCGTTGATGTTACTATCACCAGAGGAACCAATGCAGGTGAGACCAGAACTATTTCAAATTACAATGGCACTACAAGAGTTGCAACAGTAAGTCAATCATGGAGTGTTACACCAGATAGTTCATCAGTATATGTTTTAAACTTTGATACACCAGATATTGAATCTATGGTGTTTACAAACAGTGATAACACATATCCAAAAGTAAGATATGCCAGTGCAAGGATTGACAATCAAGGAAAAGTTGGTAACATACCATCAGGTGATGCCATTTTTGAAAATCCAAATATACCAGAAATGATTTACCCAATTGGTAATCCATTTGTTTCTGAAATTTCATCACCATCTTATACAACATATCAAGAAATTAAAGGTATAAATTTTAACGTTTCTGGTTCAACTCTGTCAGCTGAATTGTCTTACACAAGTAGTTACGCCAACGTTATTAAACATTTGGGTAATGAAGGCACAACATTATCGGGTGATGTTGTTGAACAATGTTATACAATTATTGTTACAGACAGACAATCAAATAGTACACTGACTAATGGACAAGTTGTTCCTTGGACATTGAATGGTAGAAGTGTTACCTTAAATAATGATGGTTCGGTTGCAACATTCACAACACCAACATCAGATTTGACCGCATTTACTGCAACAATTATTGCAAAGGTGTTTGTTGTTGATGGCACTAACACTAGTCACATACTAAGAATTAAAAATCTAGTCACAGGAAATACAACAGCAGTATCAAGTAATGCTTCTGGTTATATGACTACTGTGGCCACAAATACATTTGTTGATGACTCAGCAAGTTCAACAGGCCACGTTTATATTAAGGCAGCTGGTGTTTTGACTAATGGTTTAAAACAATCATTATATTTGTCTGATGTTAAAGAAATTATAAAAATTATTGACACAAAAACCAATGTGTATCCAACTCTGAATATGTTAACAAACAGTTCTTATGATGTTACAAACAGATACATATTTGATAACGGCCAAAAAGATAGTTATTATGACCATGCATCATTAACATTAAGACCAGGTGCTGTTAAACCTACAGGCAACCTTCTTATTATTCTAGACTATTATAAACACAGTGGTGGTGATGGTTACTTTAGTAAAATGTCATACATTGATAACTCAAGTTCACCAGAAAACTACAATGAGATTCCATCATACACCAGTAAACATGGTGCCGTGTATTCATTGAGAGATTGTATAGACTTTAGACCCTCAATACTCAATGCACAAACACAATTTGTTTTCCGTTATTCTAATCCTTCTTCAACTAGATTAGGTACATTACAACCTGCTGATTTGTCGACCTTTATTTGTGACTATTCTTATTATCTTGGACGTAAAGACAAACTAATTATATCAAAAGATAAATCAATTCAAATCATTGAAGGTTCACCTTCTATTAATCCATTGTTGCCTAATGCACCAGATGGATCACTAGTTTTGGCCAACATTACACATAGACCATACACAGGATATGTTCCAACAGAAATCTCAACTGGACTATCCGATTTGTCTATAGAATCGGTACAAAATCGCCGTTATACCATGTCAGATATTGCTGGATTGGATACAAGAATTAATAGAATTGAATACTATACAGCGTTAAATGCATTGGAACAAAATGCAAATTCATTGCAGATTTCTGATGCATATGGACTAAACAGATTCAAAAACGGTATCATGGTTGATGATTTTTCTGGTTACTCAGCAGCTGATTCTGGAGTTGCAGACTTTAATGCATCTATCAATCGTAGAACAAAGCGTATGACAGCAAAACAAACTGTCAAAAACTTCCCGTTAAAGAGTTTGGCGTTAGCTTATAACATGGAAAAAGCAACAAGTAGTGCAATTTCTTTATTGAATTTTGCACGAACATCATCCGGTTATAACAACTACTTCTCTTTACCATACACATCAACAAATATTATTGCACAAAGATTGGCAAGTAGAACAGTCAATATTAATCCTTTCTCTGTCACAGAATCAAAAGGATTGGTTGCATTGTCACCTAACGTTGACAATTGGGTTGATACAACTTATTCTCCTTCACTATTAATTGTTGATCCGAATCTACACATTTGGCAAAGTTCAGACACAGTTAATACATTAGTGTCAGGTGATTGGCAAACAGTTGGTGGTACAACCACATTAGATAAACAAAATTCTTCAGAAACAACTTGGTCTAACGTAACTGGTGGCCGATTTACAGGTATAACAACAGAAAATGTTAAGCAAACAACTACATCATCAACATATAAAACTGTAACAAATCAAAGTGGTACAGATATACTTGGTGCATATAGTAAACTAGACAATACTTATTCATTGAATAATGGTTACATTAATGACATTAGTATTCTACCGTGGATAAGACCGCAAGAAATTACTATCAGTGCTGAGGGGATGTTATACAAGACAAAGGTTTATAGTTTCTTTGATACAATCAGTACAGACAAATACATCAAGAAAACAAATGAAATTGAATTGACCAATGTTGTTGGCACATTCGAACCAAATGATATTGTTGGTTACTACTCAGCTGGCACTTTTGTACCAACAGGTATTGTTATTGGTGTATATGATTATCCAAACTCAAATAGTATGAGATTGTATGTTGCGGGTGACGGTAAAACTACAACATACCATAACGGAAATGCTTTAGTAAATTCCACATTTAATGCTGAAGGTGTTTATCAAGCCAGCACATCACAAGGTACTTTCAGTAGTCAGAAACATAATGGTGGTCTGATTAGGGCTTTTGGTAGCACAACACAGTTAACATTATCAACACTTGCATCTTCAACAAACACAGACTATGTTGGCCAAACTTTATATATCAATAGTGGTACTGGCCAAGGACAATCAGCAGTAATCACCGGTTATAACGGAACATCTAAAGTGATTACATTGGCAACACCAATATCTTGTGCCGTTAATGACCTATACTCAATAGGAACATTTGTAACCAATGAAGAAGGTAGTTTTTTTGGTATATTTACAATACCTGCAAATACTTTCCACACAGGCACTAGAGTGTTCCGTATGGACAATCGTTTCAATGGAAACGAATCTACTATAACGACATATGCAGAAGGTACATTCTATGCTTCCGGTTTACAAACAAATGCACAAAATATAGATTTCGGCGCATCACCTTCCGGAGCAAAAGACACATTCACACAAAGTAAAAAAAGAGATGTAATAACTTACAAAACAACTGTTGATGTAACCACCACATCTTCATTTACATTTATCCCACCTGAGCCAAGAGATCCAGTAGCACAGACTTTCATCATAGATAAAGACAATTTTTCAAATGGTGCATTTATTACCTCTGTTAGAGTATTCTTTAAACAAAAACCAGCCAGTGATGCTGCGCCGGTAACATTATCAATTGTTGGAACACTCAATGGTTATCCAAATGGATCAACATTAGACAATTCGATTGTTATTCTACCAGCATACAAAATTAAAACCTCTGAATCTCCACAATATTTGGATGAAACTACATACACAGAATTTACTTTCAAATCACCTGTGTACATCCAATCCGAAGTGATGTATTCAATTGTTTTGAAATCATCCTCAAACGAATACTTATTATACACAGCCTCCAATGGAGACATAGCATTACCTTCTTCAGTTAAGAATCTTGCAACTGATCCATATCCAAGTTCAATTACAAAAATTGGTGCAGCACCTTATGTTGGATCATTATTCTTGTCACAAAATTCCCAAACATGGACAGCGGATCAAAACCAAAGTTTGATGTTTACTATTGAACGTGCAAAATTTGACATAACAAAAACACCTTCAATTAGAATGATTGTTCCTAAAAAAATGCCACAAAGAACATTAGTGGAAAATCAAATTGATTATTTCACAAATGCTAATACCATGGTCAACAATGTTGGTACAACTTCTGATGTTGACTTATTAGTTGATGCTTTCAACTTGACAACCACAGATTTTGTTCCTTCATCAACAGGTATTAATTACACATATTCCGCAACGCTTCAAAATGGCACCGATACCTCAGAGGTAAATATTAATCCAGGTAAATATGGTACAACAATGCACGAACACATTTATTTGAATGACAATAAAGGTCAAAGAATTATCAAGGCCAATTCAACAACATCTTTCTCGATGTATGCATACTTGATTTCAATTGACGATGCGGTATCACCAATTATTTCTGATGCAGGCACTTCAGTATTCACAATCGAATATGATATCAACAACTGTGAATTGTCAAATGGTTTAATTTCTATCACTAGTGGTGGTAGTGGTTACAATGTTCAAAACACAACAGTTACAATTTCACCACCAACTGGTAAAAATGGCGAACAAGCTTACGCATCAGCTAATGTGGTTGGTGGTGTTATTGATGCAATTTATATTACCACACCAGGTGCAGGTTACATCGAAACACCAACCATTACAATCGTTGATGCAAATAACACACCAGGAACTGGCGCAACAGCTGTTGTTGCCGGTGAAACTTCTGTTAGAGGTGGTCCAGCCGCAACAAGATACATCACTAAGAAGGTTGTATTGGAAGGTGGATTTGATTCAGGTGACCTAAATGTTTATTTGTCTGCATATCGTCCTTTGGGAACAGATGTTAACGTGTATTATAAAGTCTTGAGTAGAAATGATACACAAGGTTTTGATGATGGTTATTGGCAGTTAATGACAAAAACAAACAGTAGTGATGGATTATATTCACAATCAAGAAATAACCTACATGAATACACATTTGCACCAGGAACTTTAGGTAAAGAACAAGGTTTTGTTTCTTATTTAAGTAACAATAGCCAAACATACTACACATTCAGTCAGTTTGCTATTAAAGTTGTATTAACAACGACAGATAGTACCCTTGTTCCACATTTGTCTGACATGAGATGTATTGCTTTACCACCAAATACTAACACTGTATTCTAATTATGCAACTACTGAAGGTACAAGGCACTAAACTAGTGAGGGATCCTAGAAGTGGTGCCATTATCAACCAAGATAAAACAGGACTAGACGACTATCTGGCTAGGCGCCGTGGTATGGAGTCTCAAAAGGAAGAAATAAATAAAGTAAAGTCTGATATCACAGAAATGAAACAAGACATGACAGAAATAAAAAGTTTGTTACTAAAACTATTAGAAAAAGGTTAAAATGGCTAATACAGTTACCTCATTAAGTTATGCCAATACATTCGGCCATTGGTTAACGTCAACCAATGCATTGATTGCTGAAAATAATGTATTGGCTAAAGACAATTATGTGAAAGATTCAGGAACAATTTATCTTTCCGAAGGCACGTTGAATGCTTTACAATCTAACGGAAATGTTATTGTACAAAAAGTATTGAGTGTTCAAGGTGTTGGTTCATATGCTGTTGTACAGAATGATTTAACTGTTCAACGCCAAGGTTTATTTACAAACACAGAACTAAGTTTGATTACATCAGGTAGTGCAAACATTGCCAATGTGTTAAATGTTTTAGGTTCTGGATATGGATTAAGAGTAGCAAACAATGCTCGAGTTGCTGGAGATTTGTATGTTGGTGGTGACCTAGATTTAAATATTCTAGAAGCTCGTCAGAAAGTTAACACATCAACATTATCTGTTACTGGTTCAACGTTTACCAATAGACTGCAAGCAAATAATCAAGTTGTTACGGATGTACTTACTGCAAACAGTAGTATCTTCACAAGTCGTTTACAATCAAACACTTCTATAACAACCACAGAAATTCAGGCTAACACAGTTATCAACGCTGCAACCATTTCTATAACAACTGGTATCTTTGGTAACTCGTTACAAGCAAACTCATCCGTAAACACATCAAATGCTTCTATTGTTAATACGTTGTATGTAAGTAGAGTACAAGCAAACTCATCCGTAAACACATCAAATGTTTCTGTTGTAAATACAGTATTAGCTAATAACATAGTTGCAAATTCATCTATTCGTGTACCTGAAGCCTTCATATCAGGTAATGCATATGTGAGTAATAATTTCTTTGTAAACTCATCCACATATGTAGATGATAATGTTTATGCAGCAAACACAGTGTTCAGTGATATAGTATTTGCAAATACCGTTTACATACAAAATAATAGTCTCACTGTTGGTAACACCAACTCAACATCATTCTTTGCATTTTCAAATATAACCACACCAACATTACATTCAATAAATTCTTTTGGTGATTATCTTACTGCAAACTTACATATCTATACACCTTCAATAGACGTTGAGGGTACCACATTAACTCAGACTGTTCAAGCAAATTCGTCAATGAATACATCCAACTCAAGTGTTGTTAACACCAGTTGGACAAAAAATTTAATTGCAAACACATTAATTACCACTGCAGCTATAGCTGTAACAGGTAAAACTCATACCAATACTTTACAAGCCAATACATCAGCCAATACAGAAACTATATCTGTGACTCAGCGTGCATTGATTGACCAAGTACAGGCAAATACATCCGTTAATACACAAATTTTAAGTGTATCAACAACAGCATTTGCAAATAGACTAGAAGCAAACAGCATAGTCTTTACACCATTATTAAATGTAACAGGTAATGTATTTGCAAATACATTACAATCAAATGTTTCTGTAAACACTGCAACGATGAGAGTGACACAAAAAATTGATGCTAATGACGCATCAGTTTTTGTAAACAATTTACAAACTATCGGTCAGTTGTCTGTTGGTGGAGATTTTGTTATCAATGGTACAACAATCTATAACTCAAATGTGTTTACATTAAATGCATCATCAAATGAAGGACAATTTGCTTCCATCTCCATAAACAGAGGTGTTACTGGTGCAAACGCAGAAATTTTTTGGAACGAATCACAAGAATGGTGGGAACTATATGGCGTAAACACTGGTGACTACTATAGAATCTTAACAAACGAACACCTTAGTGACGCATTGAATTCTACCAATCCATTGGTTATTGCATCATCATTGGCTGCAAACACATTAGATGCAAAAATACAAACAGCAAATAATTATTTTACATCAGTCACAAATTCAACCAACACTTTTGCCAACGGTGCCTTTGTAAGAGCCAACTCATCTTATGCGGCTCAAAATACAACCGCATCATTTGCGAACGCATCATTTAGACATGCAAACGCAGCATATGAATCTGCAAACAATGTGGCACCTCAAGTTGCACCAGCATTTGCACAGGCCAATGCAGCATTTGAAAAGGCAAACAGTGTTATTTCTTCAATTCGTGGAACAACAGGCTCAATTTCTGCAAATGCAGCAGGTATTACCTTAAAGAGTAACAATGGTATTGTTATATTTGCCACAAACGATAATGGTACTGGTAACACATTGTCAATTAGCACATCACAAGACCTAACAACAACAGGTTCGCCAACTTTTGCTGCACTATCACTGACAACACCACTACAGGTTGGCCAAGGCGGTACAGGAACATCATCCTACGCATCATTATTTGGTTTGACTGTCACTGCTGCGGCAGGTTCAGGTGACGCAGGAAAAGTTTTGGGTACAGATGGTGCAGGTGGTTATTCTTGGGTAACCGGCGGCACAGGTGGAGGTGGAGGTGGCACACAACCGGGTTCTAGAATTTCATCATCACGTTTATCATATACTGGTGACAGTCTCACAACCAAATTTACTACACCGACCTTTAGTGTTGGTACACAACTAAGAACATACATTAACGGTGTGCGTCAATTAGAATCCGAATATTTTGCATTCACTTCAAACTCAATTGTTCAGTTCACAAGCGCACCAGTAACAGGCGACAAAATATTGGTTGAGGTTGATGGCTATGCGGTGTATGAATACTTTGCAAACAATATTGTTTACGGTCCTGTATCTGGTGATATGGTTGGTGCAACAATTCAAGATGCAATTGACAACCTAGAAACTAGAAAGATGCCAATAGTTGGTGGCACATTCACTGGTCGTGTTGCTGGTTTGACAATGCCGATAAACTTAGCATCGAATACTGTGTTTGCGACAACCGCATATGTGACTAATCATGCAAATTCAGGTTACACACTTACACATAGTATTACTGGTAATGCAGGCACAGTAACAAATGGATTGTATTCAAGTAGTTCATATGCCGATCCAATTTGGTTAACAAGTCTCGCAACATCAAAACTTTCTGGTATAATTTCTGATACC